CAGTAAAAAAATGTCTCGTTAAAAAATTACTTAGAGAACATGCAAACTTCAATGTATCCAAAACTCCAGGACAAAAGAGTGTACGCGCTTAAAGCCGAACACATGTCCACAATCGTCGGGCCGTCGGAGACGGTTCCCGATGATGCCCTAACGATCAAACAGATCATTCAAAAGCATACCCAGGGTATGCCAATCCCGCCATCAAAAATTCGCGAAGGCGCTTACAATGGCGGTGACTTCGATTCTCCCGATCTCGAATCCCTGTCCAGGCTTGACCTGGCAGATAAGCATGAATATGCTGAAACGCTTCGTGAGCAAAACGAAGCTAAAATTGCAGAGCTAAAATCTGCAAAAATAGCAGCCGATAAGGCTGCAAAGGCTTTGAAAAAGCCAAAAGCTCCAGAGAGCGACGGCCAAACGGCCGGAACTGAGACAAGCAAAAGCTCCCCTACCCAAGCGACGACGACTAAGACGACGAAGGAGGCGAAGGAGGACTAAGCGTCGGGTAGGGGCTGCTCGCGTAGGCTCAGCAGGCCGTTTGGCCGAAAGGTGGGGTAAAAGCCCACCAAAAAAAAGATGGTTAAAAACCATCTTAAAATCAATCCTCAGCCCCCTCCCAGTTGGGAGGGGGATCGGGGGTGGGTTAGCACTAATACTCTTACTTGATATATTAGTGCTATCTGACACCTATCTGACTTTCAGTCACTTAGGGGTCTTAATAGGAAGTATCAAAAAACTTACTTAAAATCACACTTACAATGGCATTCCCACTACTGGCAATTCCCGCAATAATAGGCGCTGTAACAGCGACCTTAAACCGGATCAAAGAGGTCCGGGAAAATAAACGTACTAATCGTGCTAACCTGGAACTGGCAAAATACCAGGCAGAACAAAATCAGCTTTACTTGGATAAGCAAAATGCCTACAATACGCCTGCTTCTCAAATGGCTCGATATGGCGATGCCGGTTTAAATCCTAACCTGATCTACGGTCAGGGAAACACTGGTAACCAGGCTTCTCCTGGTGTGTACGAAGCTCCCCGGATAGATATGCGTACTAATCCTGTCGAAGACATTTCTGGGACTCTCTCGATGTACCAGGACATGCAAATGCGTCAAGCTCAAATTGAAAAAACGGAAGCTGAAACCTCTTATATCCAGGAACGTAACATGCTTGCTAAACTTCAGGGTCGTACCGGTGAATTCGATCTCGAGAGAAGATCCGCCCTGGCTCCCTATGACTTAAACATTCGGCGTGGTCAAAAAACTAAATTGTATCTCGAAAACATGATGCTTTCGCCGAAAGCTGCTGCTTCTGAACAACAGGTTAACCTTCAGACTAAGCGCATGGAGATGCAAAACGAAAATCTCAGGATGCAAAATGTCTTCCAGGCTTATGAAGAACAATTCCGTAAAATGGGTGTAACTAACTCCGATCACTTCCTTGTTCGTGTTCTTACGCGTATGCTCGGTCGTGCCGGACTTGATTACATGAAGTAAAAAAAATTGGTAAGGTGCACCTATAAGCGAGGCACACAGGCCGACTACCGGGTTCGAGTCCCGGTTATTACTGGGCTCAATAAACAGCTATAAATTATGTATGGAAGAAGAAGAAAATCGTCTCGTCGCGGCTCTCGTGGCCGCCGTAGTTATGGTCGTCGTCGTGGCTCTCGCCGTGGGCGGCGCGTTCGCTCTTATAACGTATCTCGTGGCGGAATAAGGTTATGACAATCCGCCGCTGGGAAAAAAATGTATGGCGCCTTCAGGTTGGTCGCCATGCTGCAGAAAGTAAATCTTTCTGGTCTGCTCTTAAGGCTCTTATCTGTTCACTCCGAGAATAGCCTATGCGTTGTATCAATCCTATCTACCTGTACAAACAGGATCTAACGGTACCGTGTGGTCATTGTAATTTCTGTCTGTCGAATAGACGTGCTGACTGGACATTCCGATTATATCAGGAACATAAAAAAGCTCCCAGCTCTCACTTTCTTACGCTTACATACGATGACACAACGGTACCCATAGGAGACGATTGTTACTCCCTATCGAAACGTGACTTGCAACTATTTACAAAACGATTGCGGAAAGAAAATGGATCAAAACTTCGCTATTATTCTGTTGGTGAATACGGAACAAAAACTCAGCGCCCGCATTATCACTCTATCATGTTTGGGATCAATGTATCAACATTGGATAAAATCCAAACTATCTGGGGACTTGGTAACGTGCACGTTGGGCAAGTATCTGAGGCTTCTATTCACTATGTTACCAAGTACGTCATAAACAACGATCGGGAGGTATCGGGGCGTGAGCCTCCTTTTTGCATTCATGTCTAAGCGTCCAGGTATTGGCGCTAACTACATTCAAACTCATAAAAATTATCATGTCGAAGCTCTCAGGTATTATACAAGGCAAAACGGGATATATGCCCGACTTCCGCGTCTCTTCAAGGATCAAATTTTCTCTCGCGAGCAACGTCGCACGATGGCAGAGGCTGCGGAATTTGAATCCACCATCAATTATCGTCAGGCGCTCGTTGAACTCGCTGCCTTTCATCCCGAGCCGGTTGCGTACTATGCCGAGAGGCGTTTATTTGAACATGATCAGATGACTCGTCGTATTAACTCTAAAGACAAATTCTAACTATGAAACTATTTGATTCTGTAAAAATCATGGCTCCTAGTCGAAACAAATTCGACTTATCCCATGAACGAAAGTTCTCCTTTAACATGGGAGACCTCGTACCTATCCTCTGTCAAGAGGTTCTTCCTGGTGATTCATTTCGTGTGACTTCAGAAATGATGATGCGCCTAGCCCCTATGTTGGCTCCTATCATGCATCGGGTTAACGTAAAAATGGAATATTTCTTTGTCCCTAATCGTCTTGTATGGTCAGAGTGGGAGGACTTCATTACAGGTGGTCGTCTTGGTTCTTCAGCTCCTACTCCCCCACAAATGTATGTCGGCAGTGTTGCCGGACGTGTAGAAAACTGGATGGAGAAAGGGACCCTTTGGGATTATATGGGTCTTCCCCAGGTAACTGACGCTGCTGCTTCTCATATTGACTTTGCGGATGTCAATGTTTCTTCGCTTCCTTTCCGGGCTTATCAATTGATCTATAACGAGTATTATCGTGATCAGTCTCTTACTCCGGAAAATGTTGTTCCTGTTTCAAGTGGCGAAGATTCAGGTATCACTATTGATACCTTGCTTACCATGCGTAAAAGGGCGTGGGAAAAAGATTATCTAACGTCTAGCCTACCGTTCGCACAACGTGGTTCTTCTGTTGAAATACCCTTCGGTGATGCTGCTGTTACCTATAAGGAACAATCTGTAGTTGTCAATGCACTTACTGGTAGCCCTATCGATAACGAAAGTGCAAAACTGTACGGTGGTCAAACTTCTCCTTCAGGTCCCGAGGACCCTGGATTAGGTATTTCTCCTGACGGCACCCCTGGTGCTCCGGTCAGGATTGAAAACATCGATCAAATTACTGCTTCTGGTACAATCGCGGATTTACGTCGTTCTATTCGCGTACAGGAATGGTTAGAGCTTGCTGCTCGTGTTGGTGGTCGTTACGTTGAAGTCCTGAAGGGCTTCTTTAACATTCGGCCCGATGACGCAAGACTCCAGCGTCCTGAATTCCTGGGCGGTGGTACAACTCCGGTTCAAATCTCTGAGGTATTATCTACCGTACAACAAGTCGACGGTAGCGGTGATCCTATTGGTAACCCTCAGGGCGATATGACGGGCCGTGGTGTATCTTATGGAAACCGTAACGGTTTCAAACGCTTCTTCAAAGAACATGGGTACATCATTGGTATTGTTTCCTGCTTACCTAAAACTGCTTATCAGCAAGGTATACCTAGACACTTTAGTAGGTTCGATAAATTTGATTACTATTGGAAACAATTCGCTAACATTGGTGAGCAGTCTGTTCTAAACATGGAGGCTTATTACAACGGTATCTATACAGGTGAACCTGATCCCGCGTTAGCTCCCTTTGAAACGTTCGGTTATCAATCTCGCTATGCAGAGTACAAATACATGCAATCTTCTGTACATGGTGACTTCAAGGATGACTTAGCCTTCTGGCACATGGGCCGTATCTTTACTGCTTTGCCTCACTTAAATCAGGCATTCATAGAATCCGATCCAACGCACCGCATATTTGCGGTCGATGATCCTACTGTACATAAACTTTGGTGCCAGTGCTACCAAAGAATTGACGCTGTGCGTCCTATGCCTTACTACGGAACCCCTACGTTATAGTATTTCGCCAAACCGCTGCATTTATTGCAATTGCGTGAGCAACGGGTTTGCGCGAGACGGAGCTGCAGCAATGGCAAAACACTCGGTAGACTATGAAAACATTCATCAAAATATCACGTGAGGCTACACGCCGGCTAGGTCCGCTGTACTTCCGATCAGTAAAAAAATGTCTCGTTAAAAAATTACTTAGAGAACATGCAAACTTCAATGTATCCAAAACTCCAGGACAAAAGAGTGTACGCGCTTAAAGCCGAACACATGTCCACAATCGTCGGGC